ACGTCGATCTGCTTGGCAGGATCAGAGAACTCGTCCTTGAGATTGGTTTTCAAAAGCTCAATCTGAGGATCGTCGGTGGGCAGCTTGGAGGCGAACTTGGCTCCCCGAAGCTCGGCCCCGACTTCGATCAACGCCTGCTCCAAGGTGTTCCAATCCAGCGAGTCGTAGAAGTTGGCCGCAGCCGCCAGCCCTGCCGGAGCTTCACCAGGCACACCGGTCACTTCGGGCAAGATGCCAGTCGGTGGCGGGAACTCGGGGAACTCGGCTATCGGAGGAAGCGCCTCGGGAAGTTGGGTCAGCCCAATGATGCTCTCGATGCTGTGCCGCCTGGTGCGGGACTTGCTGAGGAATTCCAGCAAGAGCGCCTCATCGTGAATCACCGCCCTGCCGTCAACTTGGCTGTAGATCAGCCTCGGGATTCCGACCTTCCTCACGTCGTCCCACTGCTCGGTATTCCAGAGATACAACTCATCGAGAGCGTTCATCTTGGCAAGGTCGAAGAAGGTGTCGGTCACGTCGGCGTGCGCTCGTCTGATGTAGTCCTCGGGCACGTACCGACCCGTTTCCTCCCCCCGCTTATTGGAAAGCATCACCGCCATGTCGGTCGGCAAGGTGGCGTAGTTGGCGACGGTGCGCTGACCCCGGCTCTTGGCCGTCCGCAAACGATTCATCACTTCGTGGGCACCCTTGTCACCGACCCCATCGAGAACAACGTGCTTGTCCTCGGGAGCCTCCCGAATCATCCGGCTTGAAATCTCCGATGACTCTTTGTGAACGAAGGTCGAAGCCGAGCGAATGTCGGCCTCTTTCAACCCGACGTACTCGGGGAGGAACTCTTTGATGTCATCGGCATTGATCTGAATGGCATTCTCACCAAGCGGGACATCGACCGTGTCGGCCAGCAACATCGTGCTCTTCCCCGACGACGGCCCACCGCCCATCATGTAGAACTTGGCCGATCCCTGCGCCGGGAGTGCTCGGTCGAAGGCATCCTGAACAATGCGGTCGTGAAGCTCTTTCCGCTCCGGTGCCCAATCGGTGCGCTCGTAGCCTTCCTTGAAAGCGTCGTCGGTGCCGGAGAACCACCGGGGGTTCGCGAAACCGAATCGTGAGGACTCAAACCGAGCGATGGTCTCTTCGACCAGGGCCGGATCAGCCGCCTCGTAGACGACGCCATCACCGACGTTGACCAATTGCTGTGCGTTGGCCTGGCGAAGCTGGAAGATGCGCTCACCCGACTCGCCGGTGAACATCTCGCCAGGCTCGGGCGGATAGAGCAGGGTGGCGGTATTGGCATCAAGGTCAACGTCGTCCACGACCATGTACCGGAACTGCCCCGGTCGGCTCTTCGACTCGACCACCACGACATCGCCAACGGGAATCTCATCGGCACTGAAAAAGGGAACCCCGACACCAATCGACTCATCACCGATCAGCGAAGGTCGGACTTCCCGATACGGTCGGGTTCGATCAATTGGCCCCTCGACAAATTGCGAGACCGGAAGCTCACGCATGTCCCTGGTGGGAATGTTGGGTGCCCGCATCGAGCGCTCCCGGCCAGGAAGCTCGGCCTTGGCGAAGTCAGGCACGGCATCTCGGGAATCCATCTCCCACCGGCGGTCGGGGAAACGGAGACTCTCGACTTCGATCTTGTTCCGCCCGGTGATGTCCGTGACCCGAACTCGTTCCTTGCCCCGCCCCGTTCTCGACGGGACATGGAGCACGTCATTGACTTCGACCCACCGACCGATGCTGTCTCGGGGTTGCCACGTCCAGGGAGCGACCCGCATCAGATGGCGCAGGGTGTTCCGCATCGAGGCTGCGGTGATGGCAGCACTGGCGGCGAAGGCCATTTCCAAATCCGCTGGTTCAAAAGCCCGAGCGATGTCCTCGTCGGTCACCCCGGCGTTAGGCACTGCCCACAAGAAACACCGGCAGTTGATTCGCTCATCAAGCGGGGCACTCGGGTCGCCGGGATAGGAAAGGCCCGGCTTGAAAGAGTCACCAACCGAGGCTGTCTGCCCATGCAGCAAGCGATGAGATTCGCGAACTTTGGCATCCCCACGAGTGAGCCACATCTTTTTGAAATTGGCCCCCTCGGGATCGAGAGTCCGTAAAACCTCAAGCGTGGTGCGTGATCCTGCGCCGGTGGCGAGCGTGGCCGCAGCCGCATCCACGAATTTTGAAATCTCGACCTCGGTGGCTTCGGGATGATTCTCGCGAAATTGAGAAACGGCCTCAGCCGCAGTGTCGGCGAAGGGCTTGGCCGCTGATCGGTAGTTCAGACCCCGAGCCATCACCCCAAACACCGAGGTAGCAGAAGCAGCCAGAGCTTGAGCAAAGAGTCGGCTCCGACGATCTTGCTGCTCGTCGTTGGTCGCCATATATGCCAGCAAGAGAGCGGCGGCGTAGGGATAGAGGTTCTGCGGGATTTGCTCGGCCTGCTCTTGTGTCACCGGCTCTGTGGTCGGACTGGCGGTCATTGCCCTTGCCTCCGCGCTTCGTAAACGATGATGCCCGCTAGGGCGGCGGTTATGACCAACCCCGCGATGGCGAAGACACTAGCGAAGACTGTGTTGGTCTCGGTGGTGAAGAGGATGGTCGAGAGCAGAAGCAAGAGAGCGGCGAGTCCCGCCAGTGCCGCTTGCGCCGTTCTCACGTTCCTACGGGTGCCTCAGCCTCAAGCTCTTCGATCATGTCGAGAATCTCGGTAGCGATACGACGGGCCTCATCCGGCCCACCCTTGAAACCGTTCTCCATGAAAATGTCATGGATTCGGACGATCTTGATTTCGGCCAAATCACGTTCCAGGCTCATCTTGTTCCAAGTCCTCTAAAGCAGCCAGCACCCTAGCCACGATTGCCTGCGTCTGAGGCTGGTGAAACATGTGAGTTTGCGACACCCGAGATATGTGCATCAACTCATCCATGTCGCAATCGACAGCGAATGAAATATCCCAACCACCATCGATGGTTCGCCAAATTTGAATCGATTCGACCCGCCCCATCCGTGAGAGGGAGCAATTGACGTACACCTACCGCCGCCACTCATCGGGGATTTCAGCCGGGAGAATCCCCATCTCGACCAAATGAGGATCAGGCTGCGCCCCATCGCAGAACCAGCGAGCACAGAATTGGTACGGAGACCGATACCCGTTGATCGACTCGATGTATTTGTGCCCTTTCAAAACGCACTTGCGTCTGATCTTCATGGCCGGGCCTCAGCTAGAGCGTCGGGGTGCATTCGCTCCATGTGCCTTTTCACTTGGGCGAAATTGCGATGGCACTCGGGGCAGACCCCGGCGGCGGCTCGTTCCTTGGCTCGGGTGAGATGGCCCTTGGTCGCCCGGTGAGAAGCACGCTCGGATCGAGCGTCTTCCTGTGCCGAGGCCAACTGCCGTTCTAAATCGTCGGCCCGGCGCTTTTGAATCTGGACATCGGATAGCCCCTTCGGGAAATACTGCGCGTGTCCGAACGGGCAGTAGAAGGTCTCACCGCTGACATTGAGCACATCAGACAAGGGTGATGGAATGGCAAAGTTGACGGCGCACTCGGCACAACGAACGGATACATCAGCTTGTCCGAGTCTGGCCGCATTCTGTCTGGCAGTCTGAGTCATGGACTCAGCGTAGCTACTCGACTAGCTCGTAGGTGGCGTCGAAGATGTCCGGCTTCACCGGGTAGAACTCGCCCTGGACTCCCTTGATGATCCAGTCGCCTCGGTTCGCCGCCATCGACCCCTCCAAGGTCTCGATGATGAGGGCGGTGATTTCTCCCGAGTCATAAATCTCATCGGGGTCACAGCCCAACTCCCGCACCCGAGCCACGCTCTCGTTGTCTACGAAATGCGCCGCCTCGACCTCAACCGGTCGCTTCCGAACTCGCACCATCTCTGTCTCCCTCTGCCGGAAGCAACACCCTATACGCATCCGTAACCCGGCGCTCAATCAACTTCAAGCGAGCATCACGAACCACTACGGGTATCTTCCCACCGTCCCACAGAACGTTGTACCAAACGATGGTTCTCGGGCCATCGACACTTGTTTTAAACACCCCGGTAATTGTGGCGGCACCGTGCCATTCACCATCGATGATCTTTTTTATCTGAACCCGGTCGCCGATCTGGAACCGCACTCGGCTGCTCAGTGAAACCACCCGAGCAGAAGGATGGTGTTGGTGAGAATCGCCTGTAGCTGGTCGTCAATTTCAAAACGCTCTTGATTGATTTCAAGACTGCGCTGAATGTCACCGTCGTCATGGCGCTCGGTTGCCGCTTTCCAATCGGCCAGCATCTCGATCAAATCGATCAGGGTCATTCCTGAGATGCCTTCCCGGTAGTGCTCGGGGTGATGCCGATTGTTGGCGTAGTGAACTT